TTTCTGCTATGAGAGGATATGTGCGTTCAAATGTTACATCGTAACCAGTTAGGCTATATGAACCAGAACCTACACTCAATTTGCGAGCCGCTTTTAGCTCAATATCTATTCCAGTAAGTTCATATGTGCCAGATTCAGCATTTAATTTATATCCAACATTAAGTGCTGCGTCCATCCCGGTTAGGCTGAATGTTCCGGGATTGACTGTAAGCCTGCGTCCTGTCTTAAATGCAATATCCTTTCCATCTAAAACAAATGCGCCACTATCCGCACTCAAAACAAATGAGCGCTTGAAAACAACTGATGTTCCAGTTAGGCTGAATGTTCCAGTGTCAACCGCAAGTTTACGTTCTGTTTTTAGAGTTATACTCGTGCCAGTAAGCGCATAAGAACCTGAATTTACAGTCAGTTTATAACCCACTAATGGGAAGTAACCGACTGGGATACCAGCCTTGCCTAAATACTGGTCTAACAGAACATAATCAGTACTCAACAGAACTCCTCATTCTCCTCAAAGGTAGAATGATTAGACAGGGTCATTCGGATTTAGCGTTACAGCCGTCCGATTGCCATAAGTATCTACTGTAGCTTGTATTCTGTCTACATCGTCACCAGTCGAGCGGAATTTGATTGAAGCCGTACCGCCACCACTTACTTTACCTGCCGCAAAAGCTAAAATAATGCGAATTGCGTCTTTTAGCGTGTAAGTTCCCTCAATATTCTCTGCAGTCGCCATTTTTGCTGCAATCTCGTTGCTCAAGGTTTCAAGCGTATCGCCACTTGCACCTCTTATCGCTTGAAGCGTAGCCTCGAGAGCCAGCCCTGCTTGGATTTCTGCAACCGCATCTGATTTCAAGCCCGCTGCTGTAATCCAATCAGTAGGCATAGTCGGCAGGTTCGTTAGGTTTGTGGTCGTTCCCACCGTTGTTACATTTGCAACCGTGTCTGTAGCGGGGTCGAAGTAATCAGCAGCAGGTTTTGTGCGTGCCTCAAATTCAGCTACCGTTGGCACATCCTTTATTAGCCCGTCAAGTGTTGTGCCCGTGTCCTCAAGAATAGCCGCTGTGTCAGTCTTTACCGCAGCAATTTCATCAGATAGCGTTTCGAGCGTATCACCATCTGCGCCAACTCGTGCAACCTGTGTCGAACCTGTATCAGCGGACTTTAGCGGGAACGCCGTGCTCTCGTCAAACTTAGCAGCCGTAATGACGTCATCAGCAAGCGCGGTAACATTCACATCCAGAGAGTCGGTTGAGCATAAAGTATCGTATACATTTGCCGTAACAACCAGAAAGTCCTGCCAAACTGGAAGTGCCCCGCTTTTACTCACGGCTACCCGCAACCTGCCCAGCGTGCCAGTATCAGTAGCATTGAGCGGAATATCGTAGTAGCCGTTTTCATCGTGCGTTGCGCTCGTGGTGCTGTTCTTTTGGGCGAAATCACCACCGTTTTTACTCAGCCGAATATCAGCCTGTGCAATGGTCAAGGCAGTCTCGGCACTTTTACCGTCCGAATCGTCAATAAACGGGCCAAGCTTGATTGTTGCAGCCGTGCTTTGTTTGAGAATGTTCATTCGTTACCTCGCATTCGTGCATAATATAGAAAGAACTTCGGCATTTTCGCCTCAATAACTTTAACATAACTTGTAGACTGAATATAATTTAGATAAAGTGTTTTCCCGCTTGCCGTCAACGCTTGCCAAGCTGTTTGAGAGGTAGCACTGGGAGCGTAACCATATAAATAATTGAGCCTCGTAGACGGAACACCCCAACTAATATTATGACTTATAAACCATCCTGTAGCAGAGGGGAGCATAAGTGATGTAAGAGAGGTGCAGTTATAGGCATAGTAACTCATAAAATAATTACCGACAGTCTCTAATCCAGATGTATCTGGTACGGATAGTGAGGTAAGAGAGGTGCAGCCATAGGCGTAATATCCCATAAAATAGTTGCCAACACTCGTCAATCCAGATGTGTCTGGTACAGATAATGATGTGAGAGAGGTACAGCCGCGGGCGTAGTAAGCCATAAAATAGGTGCCAACACTCGTCAATCCAGATGTGTCTGGTACAGATAATGATGTAAGAGAGGTGCAGTTCTGGGCATAATAAGCCATAAAATAGGTGCCAACGCTCGTCAGCCCAGATGTGTCAGGAACGGATAACGAAGTGAGAGAGGTACAGTTGTAGGCGTAGAAAAACATAAAATAATCACCGACACTCGTTATTGGAGTAGCGGTAGTATCCCAAGCAACAGTAACTGACGCTTTTATATTTGGCAATATTGTCGTTGTAGCTGAACTCATTCCAGATAAAGGCGTTCTGAATTGATAAACCTTACCCGCTGTCAGCGTGCAATCCGTAGAAAGCCAAGTACCAGAAGTACCTTCACGCCATGTCGTACTTTTCACCATTGACTTGATAACCGAAGTTGCATCACTTGCGGTTGTAATCGTGGCAATTATTGCGTCATATGCTTGTGTCATGTTATATCCAATCGCAATATTAAATTCACATCAATCACCTCTCTAAAGCAAATCTCAAGTATCGAGCTTCAATAACTTGAGAGGTTATGCTAATGTAAGTACAGTAGCGCCAAAGTCCAGCGTAAAGGTTTCGCCAGCATTTAGCGTAATTTCAGCACCATAATCGTACCAGCAGATAAGGTCATCATCCGTTGCGGTGTCGTTATAGAGTACCACGTAGCGGAAAGGACCTACTGCAGCAGAAGCGGTCATGGTCAAGTCCTGCAAGACCAAACTGTAAGTGCCATTAGTTTGGCTTGAGCTTATGAGCGTTGGTGTCAACGGGCTCAAATTCGTTGTGTCAACTGTTGTCAAATCCGCAAGCACTGCATCCGTTGCTACTGGTGCGTTAGCTGCATTACATAATGCAACCTTAATAGTGTCGGCGCCTAAATTGTGCTTCTTCTCGGCGAGCGCCTCTACAAAACCATAAAACTTATTGAAATCTGCCATTTGTTACCTCCATATGTAACTAATATACTCAATGTAACTCTGGGTGTGCATCCCAAAGTTTATCTACTTTCCCCTCAAGCGTTGGCTCTGGTTCAGGCTGCCCAGTGAGCCCAAAGTAAGCCAAGATGTCATCACTTGACCCGTTCCAGCGGTCAAGGTCAACATAATGAGATGCAACGCCATACTCCGCACCATTTCCCTTCTCGCAAGTCTGATGAATGAGCCACTTGCTTACACCTTTAGGCAATGCGGGTGGCGGGTTCTTTTCAGGCGTGAATTGCGGATATGGCAATGCTTTTAGATAATGCGCAAGCCACCAGTCCACTTCTGGCAATTGCGATACATCCACGAACTGATTTATCCAGCTTGCACGGCTGTATACAATTGGGTAGCGTCCAGTTTCTGCTTTAAGATACTCAAGACATTGGATAAGTGTATCCGTAATTTTCGCTTTGCCTTGACCGTGATCCAGCTCCATATCCAATACCAGGCGGTCGGTGGCGGTCGGTCGAACAATGTTCAGGAAGTGCTGCATCTGGCTGACGGCGGATTCTCCTGGATATATCACATGGTAAGCCATTCTGGGGACGGTGAGATGCTCCCATGAATAACTGAACCACTTATCTGTATACCCCCAGCTTATACCTGCCCGCACCGCTACGAACTTACACTTTGCGTTAATAATGTCAAAGTTTGGCTTTCGTTTGCCATCTGCCGAAAATTGATAAGCCGAAATGTCGATACCTAACGGAAATTCACTCATAATTCACCTCTTTTTAATTTTATCACAACCAATACCCCCAAATATATACATACACATTTTCTATTGTTCCAGATGGATAACAATACACATCGCCATTACTATCACAAGGAACTATACCCATAGCATGTGCGATTTGAGAGGCTACAGGAGTTCTGCAAATAAGCGCATAATTATAAGTGCTGTTCGGGCCAAAGCGGATATATTCGTTGACGGCATCGGCTTGCGTTTGAATGCTCATAAGCACGGCTTTTATCCCAGCTGGCACACCAAAAACTGTGCTTAAATCTACAATTGCTCTATTGCTTGTGGTTTTAGTGTCTCCGTCCCAGTCAGTTGAAGTTTTAGGAGTTGTCAAAAATACAGGTCTGCCAAAAGATGTACTATCATATCCATCCAGCTTATCGCTATCCGCTGCTTTGCCATTAATGGGTAAATATGTCCCAGTATGGTTATGGGTAGATTTGGAATATTCCACTCCATTTCCGTCTTTGATTGTGCCATCAACGACAAGGTTATTATCACCCGGGTCAATTGTACTGCCAACGTGTAAACCGCCATTTGTAACATTAAAGTTGCCAATCGCCAGAGAAGAATCAGCTGTGAAGACTATGCTTGTATTAGTGGATGTTGACTGCAAAGTGATGATTGAAATTTTTTGGTTACTGGCGTCACCATTGTATGAAGTAAGAATTAACGTTGAACGGTATGCTGGCGAGCAACCAATTGCCCACATTCTAAGAATATTGGCATACGCTTCATCGACTCCTCCTTTGTAACCACTTAGATAACCAACAAGCGTATCGGTATCCATCATCATAAAGTTAAGAGATTTTTTAGAATCGTAGACACCCGAGTCTGATGGTGCATTCAGTATGATGCCATTTTCACCTAATACGATATCGCCACCACCTGCTTTTAGTTTTCCATCAACGCCAATAACAACTTGGTCTACTCCATCTGCTTGCCCTACTATTTCAGTGTCATCGATTTGAACACCAGTAAGGTCAACATCCTTCTCTCCACTCCCAATCTTTAGAGATAGACCTGCTGCCATCATCCCGTCCACGTCTGTGGAAACGAAATACTTATTATTAGCAAAGTCTCCAAAAGCAAGCCCAACCCCACTGAAACCTGCATTTTGCCAGCCAGTGATTTCTCCATATCGAGCAATTTCCAAGCTATTGTTATAAGCACTGCCCTGTGCCCAAATACTTATGCGTCTTTTATCCAGTGCATTTAGTTCAATCCAACCCTCTCCAGCGCTGCCGAGCACCGCAAAGGGAACTCCTTCAGGCCAGACATTTGCTCCACTACCATCCAAATTTCGGGTTACCTGATAAGTTGTTCCAGATACAATACTGCCAACTTTCATGTATTCCATTTGTCCTTCAGAACGGAAGAGTACAAAGTCTCCTGAGAACATTGCGCGACCAAAATCTATTTCAAGATCGGTGGCTGTAACTGTGGCTGGCAGAGTACCGGCCATTTTTGTCACAAGAAACTGACCATCCAAGACGACTATATTTTCTTTAGAGAAAATCAAACTGGACAATTCTGAAAAATAACCTTTGCGATATCTGTAAGTATCGCCACCGATATCATATGTCTCGGGCAAAAGCGGTAGGATAGAATTAGATAATATATTTTTTATAAAGCTTTTTACGCCGTCAACTGTTTGGGAAGAAGAGGTATTCACATATCCAGTACTGTCAACACCATCCAGCTTATCGCTATCGGATGCCTTACCAGTGGTAAGTAAATACTGCGGATGGTCATTATCCAATAATCCAGTTAACCAGCCATGGTCTGTAACGCCACCGCTGCCAGCATTGTCATCTACATATTTTTTATTTGCTGCCTGATAATCTGACGTTGGGGCGCTTGAGGGTGTAACAGGAAAACTGGTGAATGTCTTTATACCTCCAACCGATTCATCTCCCGATTTATGTACAACAGCAGTATCATCTGCTTTGCCTTCACCACCTATAGGACGCTCCCATCTCTGCAGCCTTTCTACTTCTCGCTCAAGCTGCTTAATGCGCTGAATTACAGCATCCTCAAAAGCACTCACAATTCACCTCGCAATCGAACATCTATCTGCTCACCGTTATCCTGATCAACTTTCACTCTCACGCTTGAGATATGGCAATCTGCGTTATAGCCAAACGCTTGAGCTGTTACTATATCCCCGAACTGATAATGCACACCAAACTGCATTCCGGGCGTGTCTAATAACCTGCCTGTCAATATCTGCTTTGGCTTATATTCATTCAATACTTCATCACCATCAGCTTGCAATGCAGCGGTGGTATCATTATCTCGACTATCCTTAAAATACTCACGCCTGTTCCACTTGCTCGAGCCTATTCTTCTGGTGTTATAGCGTTCTACTGTTAATCTGGCATTCTCTTCACCCTTACCAGCCACAAGCACCCAATTGCGTTCATCAGAATGAAAAGTGCCAAAAGAAGCTTCGGCTAAATTGCCGTACTGCTTGCCAACAAGTCGCGGGTCTCCTGAAGTTCTGCTGTGGTTTGTACCACGCTGCCCGGCATAAGTTCTAAACTGAAAAACGGCTGGAGCGGTTCTAACCACATCAAAAGCTAAATAAACGCCATTCTCATTAGCCACATCCGCTAACTCCTGAAGCACAGTAAAAACGTTCCTATAAGCAAACGCCTTTGTAACGGATGCACCGCCCGCCCCTACATCATTCTGAACGCTTAGTTTTCTCCGCTCAACCGCTGCTAATTCACCTAATTGCTCTCTAACAATAGCCTTCATTATGTCATCAGGCTTACCCGTCTTTTCAGCCTGAGCGCTGCCAGCATAAGCCCAAACGATAGCTGTATCCAGCAGCCAGTTCGCATCGGTTGCATAAAGCTGGATGTATTCTCTGCCTTCTCGGTCTGTGTAGAACTGCCAATCCTGCAGAAAATAAGCGGTCTCGTTCTGCAGCTCAAGCGAGCCGTGTTTTTCACGCCATATCTCGAATATCTGCCCTACAGCAAAATCTTCATAGCGCATAAGCTCACGTGGAATCGTCAGTACCATACTGCCAATTGCGTTCTCGGTGCGCACATACTCAAGAGAGGTGAACGCCTGAATGACCCCCAGCTTTACACCAGCATCGGTGTACCAGTCGACTTGGTATCTCATTCCAGCAGCGCTCCGTCAATGCCCCAGAATCTTGGCTTCCAGGCTATCCACGCTTTGGTGGCTGAAGTTGTGGTCGATTTGTCCATAAATACACTTATCGTATTATATCCGGGCTTCAGATAGAAATTGCCATAATCGCTGCCAGCATTCACATATCGCAATACACTTCCACGCCCTTCCCAAGAGGAAGTAAACTTCAAATTCAATGGGTCAAAATTAAAGCTAATCACTTCACCCTGTAGAAGTGTCAAATCGTTGAAGGCAATTTGCGCTCCCGTAGAATAATTGGTTATCGAGTAAAGCGTTCCGGGACCGATAATCTGTATATAAGGATAAGTATTTGCTGAACCGCTTGAAACGTTAAGGTCTGCACCCCCAACAATTCCAGCGGCTATGGCATTTTGCCCAGATGCCGTTGTTGAAAAACCGCCGCCAAAATAGAGCGAGCCGTCAGAGGCTTCACAAATTGCCAAAGTTTCACCAGTTCCGGGCAAATCTATATCAAGCCGTTGATATGCGCCTTGTACTGACTTAACGATTTTATCTGCGACCTTCATATATCCAGCTGCCGTGAAAGCGCCTGATATATAAATATCACCATTGGAAGCGCAATAAACATCAGTAACATAGTTATTCACCCCGCCCGCCATCAATGCCCCCCAATTATTCCCACGCCAAGCTGCAACATAATTAGCATTGACATCGCCACCAGCATTAGTGAA